CCGAACCTGCTTGCGAGGGGTTGGCTTGTCTTTATGTTCCATAGAGTGTGTCCCGTGTAAAAAGTGTCCAGAGACTATGCAGTTTATCAGAAACACTGGACGCTGGAGAGCGAGCATTCATGCGGGGTTGCCCCGTTTGCGTCCAGCTATCTATCGAAAATAAAAAGAGGGTTCGCCTTTCTTTAAAGGCCAAAGTTTGAGTGAGTCTTTCGCTCACCACACATATAGACACTACTACATACATAAAGTATTTAGAAATAGATAGATAGATGGACGCATTCCGGACGACGCTAGGATTCATGCGGGTTGCGAGCGTCCAAGGAATTGAAAAAGTTGCATAGTCTTTGGACATCTATTTTTATGCGTTTTTTGCATAGTTTCATAGGTGAGACGAGAGAGAATTCTCTCTCGCCCCGTTCCTCAATCAGCACAGGCGCTGTTGCACGCCCTCGTCGAGCTTGGTCTCGATCCAGTTCTCGAAGCCCTGCTCGCTGGCAAAGGTGAGGGCGGTGTCGCTCGCCCAGATGTGGAACATCTTGTAGTTGGGCTTGGCCTTCCCGCAGGGGTAGTAGGTGTCGATGCGGTAGTCCTTGCCGTGGATGCGCAGGGTTCCGGTCTGCTCGTAGATGGGGCGAGTGTTGCGGTTCATGGTTGGTTCCTTTCAGGGTTACTCGGTGAGTGCCGTCACCAGCACGGGATCGTGTTGCCGCGCCCACGATAAGAGGAATTCCTCCTGCCATTGGGAGTCCGGGTACGCCCAGAACTCGGACGCCGCTTCGTCCATTGCCGCGAACGCGGCGGGGAAGTTTGCTTGAGTGATATCCATGATGGTTCCTTTCATATGGGCAGGATTGCCCCCTCAGCCCCACGCGTGAGGCTGAGAGAGTTTCCGGGTTGGATCAGATGCAGGAGACTTCGGGCGGGTCGATCTCGTCAGCGCCAGCTTCCACGGCGAGCTGTTCGTGCCAAGGCAGGTGCTCGATGGGCTGGAGTCCGGACAGGGCGAGGAACATCCCGTAGAGGGCGAGGTGCATTTCGCGGGCTTCGAGTTCAGGGGTGAGGTGCATAGGAATCTCCTAGGTTGGACAGGGGATAAAACAGCGGTCGGGCCTCGCGACCACGACCGCCGGGAAAAACGAATGGGGGAACTGTTCCCTCGTTCAGAGCTGGGCTTTGAAACTGCGCTTCTGGGCAGGGGTCAACTCGGCGTACGCCTTGAGCAACGACGCCACCGGATCGGTCTTGCCCATGCCGCGCTTAGCGGCCTTCACCGCCGCCGCGCCCGTGGCCACTTGCACCAAGTACTTGACCCGGTTGTCCTCCTTGCTGTCCTTCTTGAAGGTCAGCGCGCCACCCTTGCGGCTCGGGTGCGGTTTCACCTTGGACTTCTCGGCCACATACGCCACAGCGAAGACCCGGATGTCCGGGCCGACGATGCCGGCACTAGCGAGGGCATCGCCCCACGCATCCGACTCGGCCTCGATCTGGGCGAACACCTTCGATGCGGTGATGTAGGCGGCGGATGCCTGAATTGCTTTGACTGACATTTCGATCTCCTGAGTGAATGGGGGAACTGTTCCCCCGTATCGGCTAGAGGCCAATCCCCTAACCGATGCCTTTAGTTTACGGATGGGGACAAAATAAGCCCTGCCAGCAGTGGTTGTCTGGGGGCCGATGGCTGGTTTGGCGACCCCACCCTAGGGTGGGAACCCCTGTACAGGCAAGGCATGGCGTTGTCGTATGAACACTGTTTCACAACCGCACAACAAATTCCTGTAAACCTTAAGTACACCCCCATAAATTTTTTAAAAAATTCCAAGAATCTTTTGTCAAATCTTAGACATCTCCAGACAAAAAAAGGCCCCAGTGCAAACCGGGGCCTTAAAACAGGTGAGGGGGAAATGAGACCCCTCGCCCGAGGAGAAGCAGATGACTTGCGACAACTGCCAAAGGGAGTGTACATTACGCCCAACGAGGTTTCAACCTACGCATTAATGTTAGAGCACCTTCTCAGTCCTGAGCTGGACCCGGCCATCTTCGATGTGCCGCCAAAGAACTTTGTCCCCTTGGATAAGGCGGACCCCTCAACGCTCATCGACGCTCAGTCAGCCACAGCGCAGTGGTTGGAAGAGCTAGGACTGACAGAAAAAAACGTGGACGACCAAGCGGGCACGACTGCAGCCCGGGCAGCCTTCGCTGCCATCACCACCGGAACCACGCCGGGCAACATCCAAAACGCCCTGACCACCATGAAGACCCCCGCCGCTGTGCAGCGGCTTGTGGGGATGCTGACTGCCTATGACTGGGAGTTTGTACAGCAGGCCAAAGAGCTTCGGGGCTACACCGTGGCCAAGCTCTTGGAGGAAACCGAGAACCCCAACGCCAATATCCGGCTCAAAGCGCTCGGCCTGCTGGGTAAAGTGACGGAAGTGGGCCTGTTCACTGAGAAGATCGAGGTCAAGCAAGCGCCGGCTAGCGACGCGGAGCTGGACGCTCGGATCAAGGAGAAGTTGGGCAAGTTCATGGGAGTGATCGACGTAGTCGATCTGTCGGCACAGCCGGTTGAGGATGTAAATCTAGGTGAAAACCCTGACGACACTGACCAAACTGGAGCTTGAGGCGCTGCAAAAAGCCCTGCCGCATATGAATGCGCAGGAAAAGGCAGAGCTTCTGGCTGATTTGGAGGAGCGGGAGAAGCGCGCCCGGCTTGTGGCTGCGCAGGACAACATGCTGGGGTTTGCCACGTCGGTCTATCCGGGGTTCAAAGTGGGCCCACACCACCGCAAACTGGCCAAAATCTTCACGGACGTGATCGAGGGCCGCAAAAAACGGGTGATCATCAACATCGCGCCGCGTATGGGCAAGTCTGAATTCTCCAGCTACCTCTTTCCTGCCTACTTCCTAGGTAAATACCCTAATAAGAAGATCATCATGGGCACGCACACTGCGGGCCTGTCAGAGGATTTCGGCCGGCGCATCAGGAACTTGCTCGATGGTGACGAATATAAAGAGGTCTTTCCAGCCACAGTGGTTGCAGATGACCAAAAAGCCGCTGGTAAATGGTCCACTTCTGCTGGAGGGCAGTACTATGCGGCTGGTGTCGGTGGCGCTCTTGCTGGTCGTGGCGCTGACCTATTTGTTATTGATGATCCTCACTCTGAGCAGGACGTAAAGACCAATTCCCGGCTGGCCTTCGACACCGCGTGGTCGTGGTTTCAGACGGGACCGCTGCAACGTCTGATGCCGGGGGGCGCGATCATTATCATCATGACGCGCTGGTCTCTTTTGGACCTTACGGGACGCCTGATCGACTACCAGATCAAGAATCCGAACTCCATTCCATGGGAGATCGTGGAACTGCCGGCCATCCTGAACGAGGACACGCCAGAAGAGAAAAGCCTCTGGCCGGAGCAGTGGCCCCTCGACTCGCTCAAAGCGACGAAAGCATCACTCGACCCCCGGTACTGGAACGCCCAGTACATGCAGCAGCCCACGAGCGAGAACTCAGCCATCGTGAGCCGCAAACACTGGCGTATCTGGCAGGGCGACGACCCGCCCACCTGTGACTATGTGATCCAGTCATGGGACACGGCGTTTGAGACCAAGAACAACTCGGACTACTCCGCGTGCACGACGTGGGGGGTGTTCTACAACGAGGAAGAGGGCAACAGCCCGCAGGTGATCCTGCTCGATGCGTTCAAAGACCGGATGGCCTTTCCTGAACTCAAGGAAACCGCCCTCAAACACTACAAAGAGTGGAAGCCAGACGCGTTCATTGTGGAAAAGAAAGCGGCTGGAGCGCCGCTAATCCAAGAGCTACGCAACATGGGCATCCCTGTGCAGGAGTTTTCACCGAGCCGGGGAAATGACAAAATGGTGCGTCTGAACGCTGTGGCTGACCTGTTTAGCTCAGGCAAAATTTGGGCACCGGACACGCGCTGGGCGCGTGAAGTGATTGAGGAAGTAGCATCCTTCCCGGTAGGCGAGCACGACGACTTTGTGGACACGACCACGCAAGCCCTCCTGCGCTATCGCCAAGGCGGGTTCATACCTCTCGACTCGGATGAGAAAGAGGATCGGTTCTTCCAGCGCCGCAAGGCGGCTTACTATTGAGGCCAGACATGGAAACGCAGAAATTCATGGGGCGCAACCAGTTGATCGACCGACTGTCTGCCCAGATGGGTTCTAGGGAAGCTGCGCTCGACGTGCTGCGCAAGCGCGGGCATGTGGACGACAAGGGAAACCTGACGGCTGAGGGCAAACGCCGCGACGCCATGACTGCTGAAGAACGCGCGC